TTAAATAGGCTTCACTTGCTTTCTCGATAGTGTCAAACAAACCGAGATATTTTCTTTCTTTGTAAACACAAATGTGGGCTTGCCATTTCTGTGCTTTTTTGTGCCAACTAACACCAAGCGTTTGAGTCTTACTTCTTGAGTGTGCTGACAACTTGTTTTGAGCATTTGATTGCTGCGTTACATCTCTTAAATTTTCGATTCTGTTGTCTTGCTTGTTTCCATTGATGTGGTCAATCTCTCCTTTAGGCCAAACTTTATGACAGTACAACCAAGCAAGTCTATGAGCATAAAACTGCTTTCCAAGAACAGTAATTCGCAAATAGCCAAAGCCGTTATCAGTACCAAGATTTACACCAGTTCTAATTCCTCTGCGTTTTTTCTTCCATTGAAAAACACCAGTTTCTTGGTTGTAATCAAGGAGAGTAACTACATCATCATGTGTTAACAAAGTGTCCATCTTATCCTCATAGGTTGCTGACAACCTATTGTACATCATTTATTGAATTCTTTGAACTTGTTTAGCAATCAACCACTTGTCTCCAAGCTGTAGAACTGATCTAACCCACTTGCGTTGGTTGTATTGATTGACTTCTTGAGGAACTAGCTTGTTGTTATAAAGCTGTCTTGCCTTGCGTCTTAGTTGTTCTGTTTGCATTAGCCTCTCCATGCCAACAAAACACCCCAACCGCCAAAAATAACGATTGCCAATGTCCACTCAACTAGCGTTTGAATAATCTTACTTTTCATTTAGTTCTCCTTAAAGACCCTTGCGATCTGCTTGGGCTGAGATTGATTGTAAAGGTTTCTGAACAATTTAAAGAAATTATTTGCTAAGTATTTTCCCTAGTGTTGTTATTTGTCAACTTTGCTATACTTCAAGGATGGATAAACAAACCGCTATCAAACTTGCAGGCTCACAAAGTGCGCTTGCTCGTATCTTTGGAATTGAAAGGTCTGCTGTTCACCAGTGGAAAAAAATTCCATTACTCCGCATTTATCAACTTAAAGAACTACGACCAGATTGGTTTAAATGACTCAAGCACAAATTATCAAAGCACTTCAGAATGGTCCGTTGACATCAAGAGAGATTTCTAACCTGACTGGTATGCCACAAGCTACTGTCTTGTCAACAGCAAAGAAACTACGCTACAAGGGCGATCTAACGACTGAGTTGGTCAAGTCAGGCAAGCATTGGGTTGCTCAATACACGCTCTCTGAGGCTCTTGTAGAGGCTAAGAAACCAAAGGAAGATCGCTGCTTGCTAAACCCTTTTGACATTCGTAACGCCAAAGGCATATTCACCCCTGCTGAGTATCGAGTGATGAACGCACAGGCTAAACGACTGTTCAAAGGTAATCCAGACTTTACAAAGCAGATTACTAACAACCAAAGAATTTAAGTTTACAGAAGGCTTTTTTAAGTTTACAATGTTTTGAAACACGGCTAGATGCGAAGTCATGAGCGCATTGAAAAGAGAACAGACCCCTCCTGCCGCAGTTTCTTTCTAGGGTCGATGTTTGGGTCTGAAAATGTACTATTACCAGTTCAACATTGGTGACTATCAAAGTCACACTTCTCATCTTTCTGAGACAGAGGATTTAGTCTACAGGCGTTTGCTTGATTGGTACTATCTCCATGAAATACCAATTCCACTTGATGAAGCTGAAGTATCTAGGCAGATACGGATGCGTTCGCATACCGAAAGCATTGCGATCGTATTGCTTGAGTATTTCGAGCGCACAGATGATGGATGGATACATCATAGGGCTAACAATGAAATAGCCAAAGCTGGTGACAAATCAGAGAAGGCGAGTGCTTCTGCCAAAGCTAGGTGGAGTAAGAAAGATGCGAACGCATTGCCAACGCAATCCGAAAGCAATGCTACACATAACACATTACCCATAACACAAGACACAGAACACAAGACACAAAAGAAAGCAACTGTCGTTGCAACACCTGAAGGTGTTTCTGATTCTGTTTGGCAAGAATTTAAAAACTTGAGGAAAGCCAAGAAAGCACCGATTACCCAAAGAGCAATCGACAAGATTTCTGAAGAAGCAAGCAATGCTGGCTGGACACTTGAGAAAGCCTTGGAGGAATGTATTGTTCGTGGCTGGCAAGCATTTAAAGCTGATTGGGTTGCCAAAAAAGCAAACCCTGCTGACAACATAAGGCTCACAGTTCCGCCATCAAATGAGCCTAACCATGTTTTGCTAAAAATTGAAGCTGATAGAAAAAAAGCAGTTCCTCCATCTTTGGAGACTTTAGCAAGAATGGCTGAGTTAAGGAGGAAAGCATGAAAGTTTTGCCAATTAACAATTTTGAAGTTGAGCCTTGGTTACTTGAAAAGCACTATGCCAAGCGTATGTGTCCAATTTCATTTGCCTTTGGGCTATACGATGATGAACAGTTGGTTGGTGTGGTTACTTATGGCGTACCAGCAAGCCCGTTTCTTTGCATGGGTGTTTGCGGTATTGACAACAAAGACAAGGTTTTAGAACTTAACCGACTTTGTTTAAATGATGGACTTAAAAATGGCGCATCATTTTTGGTAAGCAAGAGTTTGCAAATGTTGCCAAAACCTGCCATTGTGGTTTCTTACGCTGACACAGCAATGGGTCATGTTGGTTACATCTATCAAGCAAGCAATTTTCTCTTTACTGGCACAACAAAAGAACGCACCGACATGGCTGGTGAGGATGGAAAGCACAGTAGGCATAACCTTGGTAACTCTGAAAACAGAATAAACAGAAGTGCTAAACATCGGTATGTTTTTTTTGTTGGCAATAAATATCAAAAAAATTCTTTGCTTGAACAACTTAACTATCCAGTTATGCCATATCCAAAAGGTGACTCTCAAAGATATGACTCTGGAACTTCTGTAAAAACTCAACAACTTTTATTTGTATGAATTACTTTGAAGCTATGAAACTACTAGACAAGGTGCGTGAGGGCATCCCCTACCCTCTACACCTGATAAACAAAGCATTGGAGCTTACTGGTGACTTGGAGTAGGCGCAATGTAGAAAACCCAAGCGATAGGGTAACTCTTGAACAAGCAGAGGCAAGGGAACTCTATCGCACTTGGGAAACAAATAAAGATCGTGACTTTGTGCGTGGTCGGCTAGAAAGAGCAGAACGAATCTATGGCTCTGGTGCTAGAGATCGTATCCGCACCTACATGAACAGAATTAAAGATGGGACACTTGAATGAGACGAGCAGCTAGAGTGGACGCTAACCAAGAACAGATAGTCTCAGCCTTGCGTGGTGCTGGCGCTTATGTGTGGATTATTGGCTTACCTGTTGACCTTTTGGTTGGTTACAAGAATCACACTTTCTTGGTGGAGATCAAAACAGACTCTAAAAAGCGTTTAACGAAGCTACAAGCCGACTTTTTTGAGAATTGGTCTGGAAGTACCTTGGCAAGAATAGATAGCCCAGAAGCGGCATTACGAATGATTGGGGTTGTCAAATGATTATTCACTTGACAAGCACAGAACAGGCGAAAACTAGTATTCGTCTTCATTGGGACAAGATAACCAAAGCCTTGGATGCTGGAAAACATCTAACGATGGAAATTAAGTTAGTCAGCAAAACTCGTGAGCAAGAGGAAAAGTATCACGCCATGATTGGCGACATTGCTAAACAAGCACAGCACATGGGTGCTAAGTGGTCTGCCGAGGATTGGAAGCGCTTACTGGTTGACCAATATCTGCGAGAGGTAGAGAACATCCAAGGAAAGGTAGTCCCTAACCTTGATGGCTCTGGCATTGTCCAACTAGGCTTTCAGACGAGAAACTTCACCAAAGAAATGGCAAGTGAGTTTGTTGAATGGCTTTACTCGTGGGCTGCAGAAAATGGAATTGATCTGTGATTAGGGAAAGTCCCTATATTGTTGTGTTTAGTAAACTATACTACAATCACATCAGCCCAAGCAATTCGCAAGGGTACTTTTAAGGATTAAGTCATGGAATACGAATTCAAATTTGAAACAACTACTGGTGCTGGTGACGAGACTGTGCAATGCGTCTTGACCTACGAGACTGACGAGGAAGGCACATACGCTGAGAATCTCAAGTCCATCCACTATCAAGGTGTAGATGTCTTTGCTTTGCTGTCTGATGAGCAATTTGTAGAGATTGAGATGCGTGGCACGATGATGCTGTCAAGCCACTTGATTGCAGAAGCTGACCATTCCGCAAGTGTTGACTACGACATGAGAGCAATCTAATGTTATTGGGATGCAAACCAGTTTTAGTCGGTGCTAAGTGCCAGAACTGTAAAAGACTGGTTACTGATGCCAAGTTCTATGTGAATGTAAAAAGTTCCAAGGACTTGGCTTGTATCTACATACCTATTTCTTTACAGGTGAAGACATGACGAATGATGAAATCATTAACTTGGCTATAGAAAATACCATTCATGGTTTGAAGTTTGATGAGGAAGGTTTATTACGCTTTGCCAAACTAGTAGCACAGCATGAGCGTGAGGCGTGTGCAAAGTTGTGTGAGAGCCATTGGGAAAAAGATGGTGCGGCTTTATGGTGTGCCAAAGCCATCCGAGCAAGGGGACAAGCATGACTAAAGACGAAGTATTACGCCTTGCATTGGAGGCGTTGAAAGAAGATAGGGCATGGCTTGAAACCGATGCGCCAACCGAAGTTTGGGAAAAGAACAATGAAGCCATCACCGCCATTGAATCCACACTAGAAGCGAATGAATTTAATCCTGACTGGGACACGCAAGCCGTATTGGTTGAAGAAATACAGCGCATGGCTAAGCGCATTGAGGAACTAGAAGCGCAGACACGGAGTGGCGATAAGGATGAGCCAATCGGAAATCTTGAGATTGTTGACTTAGGTGATGGCAACAAGCACTTTGACAACCACTGGCTTTCGGACTTGTATTCATTGCCTTGCGGTGATTACTTGCTCTACACCGCCAAACCAAATCAAGAAGCGAAGGATAAGCCTATGCACCCCGAAATAAAGAAACTGTACGAGGGCTACTTTGACAAGTGCTTCCGTGAGTCGTCCTCACTTGACAAGTGCTTCCGTGATTCGTTCTCACCACAGCGCACATGGGTAGGGTTGACTCACGCAGAAATCGATTATCAAGCCAAGAAAGATGACCACGGAGTTTATTTTGCTCTTGGTGCGTTATGGGCTGAAGCCAAACTCAAGGATAAGAACTATGACTGACTGGACACAAGAAGAGGACGAAGCCTTTAACGAGGTTGAAAAGCAAAGCAATCTTGGCAAGCAGATATTGCGAGATTTAGGGCAGCCATACCACTTTGATGTTTATGTCTCTCCATCTCAAAGAAACCATGTACTAGAGGAAATTGCTTTAGAGTTTGACAAGATGAAAGTATTTGGCACTACTGGCGAATCATTTGCAAGTTTTGTAAGGGGTATGAAAAAATGAGCAAAGGTAGTTCACCAAGGAAGTTTTCAGTAACTAACGAAGAATACACAAATCGATGGAACGCCATCTTTGGAAAAGATAATGACTCGCAAGAAAACAAAGAGAAAGCATTGGAATCTGATCGACAATGTGACCCATGCGATAGTGGGAGCAGCGATAACACAGAGGGACAAGCTAGACAAACTAAGGATGCTTGAGTATTCCGCTTTGGAGTCAATCACAAAAGGCTCTGGAACAATCCATGACTGGCGTACCTTGGTAGATGTACTAAACCTGTCTGAAATGATGGGTAGAGGTGGAATAGGACCAGAGGTCTTGCCAATATGCGAGAAGGCTCAAAAAGCGCTACATGAGGCGGCTATCAGGTTTGAGAACACTAAGAAGCTAGGATTAAGCGGAGAGGGTATTCAAGCAATCAGAGAATTGATAGAGTATGCTGATCTGCAACAAGCCAGTATCTCAAGATCAGAGTTTGAGAGATACATTAAGAAAACAAAAGACTACATTCGATCACATGGCGACAAGGTGGTAGAAATTGAATAACAAATTTACTAGCCGTGAAAGACTGCATTTAGCAAGAATCAAAGAGATGCCTTGCGGGGTTTGCGGTCAGTCTGGTCCATCGGATGCTCACCATATTGAACAACATCAGCAGTATCTCTGTATTCCGCTATGCAAAGACTGTCATCAAGGGTCTCACAATGGGATTCATGGTCAAGCACGAATTTGGTCAGTTTATAAACATACAGAGATGTCAGTTTTAAACGAAACCCTGAGAAAACTGTTAGGATGATGTCACTCAGTTGCCAATGAGATTTAGAGGGCTTGTATGCCCTCTTTTTTTGTGCGAAAATAGTACAAACTCCATGAGGACTGTTATGTCTGGTTTGCTTGAGCCATCGGTAAAGATTGAAATTGAGATACAAAGCCAAGAGAAAAATGGCGATGCTTGTCCAGTAGCGACAGGTGATGTTGCTGTCAATCTTGAGAATCGTGAGAAGGCTATCGAAAAAGCCAACTACGGACCAATGAATCCAAACGAAGCCAACATGGATTATTGGCGTGAAATCTCTCGTGCTTGGCGTATTGCACCTGCACAGGCTAAAAAGTCTCGCTGTGGCAATTGCGCTGCATTTATCCAAACCCCTAAGATGTTGGCTTGCATTGAGTCAGGTCTTGAGTCCAATAGCGAGGAAATGGACGCTTGGGAAGTTATCGAAGCTGGTGACTTAGGTTACTGCGAGATGTTTGACTTTAAGTGTGCTTCTAAGAGAACTTGTGAAGCATGGATTAGTGGTGGTCCAATAACCGAGGAAAAAGATGATGGGAACAACGAATCAACAGGCTCTGGAGATGATGCAGAAACTTATGCAGAAGAAGACTAAGCCCATGCCTGTCAGGGGTGAGCGTACTGCTAAGAACGCACAGAAGAAGTCTAAAAAGTGATTAAACGAGGCTCTGAGCAGTTTTCTGGCTATAACAAGCCTAAGAGAACTCCTGACCATCCAACCAAGTCTCATGCTGTTTTGGCAAAGAGTGGTGAGGATGTAAAGCTAATCCGCTTTGGTCAACAAGGCGTAAAAGGCTCACCTGATGGCAGTAAGCGTAACGAAGCATTTAAGGCTCGTCATGCGGAAAACATTGCCAAGGGTAAGATGAGTGCGGCTTGGTGGAGTAACAAAGTGAAATGGTGAACAACATGAAAATGACAAAAGCTGGTCAGAAAAAAGTTGGCAAGGTCATGGGTGAATACAAAGAAGGCACATTGCACTCTGGTAAGAGTGGCAAGGTTGTCAAGAGCCGTGACCAAGCGATTGCCATTGCTATGTCAGAAGCTGCTAAAAAGATGGGCAGGATGAAATAATGCCTAGCTTGCTTGATAGCGCACTAGGATGGATGCAAGACCCAAGACGGACTCAGCAGTTGCAGGGTCTGGGTAAGTCTATTCAACAAGGATTGTTGAACATTGAGCAGTCTGACAAGCGTTACCAAGACTTGTACAGCAAGGCGTTTGCTGACCCAAAGAATCCATTTAAGATTACCGACAAGAAAGCACTATCTCAACTAGCCGAAATGACCCAAGGCGGTTTGCTTGGTATGGCTGAGATTGGTATGCTTGCGCCTAAAAAATTTATTGGTAAGGCTTTAGAGGGTCTACCAAGTAAGGTTGATGTTGGTGGTCGTATTGAGGAATTTGGAACTGACCAACGATTAGTTGATATTGCTAAAGATATAACAGAGAAAAAAGGCTTAGTTTATAGCCCACAGCTTAAATATGCTGAAATTGACCCAAATCGGGCAAAGCGACTAGCTGATGCTTATGACAAGATGGAAAACAATCCAAGCAATAAGGCTGTTAAAAAGTCTTATGACGCTATGATTGAAGAAACAATGGAGCAATACGAGACTCTTAGGAAAAAAGGCTATACATTCAGTTTTATGCCTGAGAGTGGTGATATTTATGGCAATCCTAGAAATGCAATCAATGACATTGTGCAAAATCAAAGATTGTCAGTATTCCCTACAGAACAAGGTTTTGGTTCTTTAGTTGAAGCATCACAAGCAAATCCACTATTGATGAAAACTGGTGAAAAGTGGGGTGGTAAAGATGTTACTGCCAACGATGTGTTTCGTGCCGTTCACGATGTTTTTGGTCATGGTAAGCATGGTGTTGGATTTCGTGCGGGTGGCGAAGAAAATGCTTTCCAAGCCCATGCAAGGATGTATTCACCAGAAGCATTGCCAGCAGTTACATCGGAAACTCGTGGTCAAAATTCATGGGTAAATTATGGTCCATTTGGCGAGTTCAATAGAAAAGCCTCACCACTTGAAACAATTTATGCTGAACAAAAAACAGGCATCATGCCAAATTGGACATATTTAGAAGGTTTGCTTAAATGATAGTGCAATTGTTTATTGCTGTTACAGAGTTGATAGCAATATGGTTACTTCAAGATAAAAGAGAAAGCCACAGAAAGTTTGCACCGATATTTGGTTTACTTGGTCAACCATTTTGGTTTTATGCTTCATACACAGCAGACCAATGGGGTGCATTTATACTTTGTTTCTTTTTTACAGCAGCATGGATTAAAGGTCTAAAAGACTATTGGTTTACAAAAAGAGAGCAAACACTAACAAATGAGCAATACTTTGAGTTAATTACTGATGCAGTTGAAAAAGTAGAAAAAGGTAGTAAACTAGATCAGAAGGATTACATCAAGAGAGTTTTGAGAGAGGCTCTCGGTATTCGATAACTTAACCTTGACCAACCCTAGAGGAGTCAAACAAAATGGCAACAAGAATCAAAGCCTATCATCAGGACGAAATAAGGGCAAAAATCCAAGCCAGTCAGCTTGTAAATGTCTTGCAAAATCATGCACTTGGTTTAAGCGAAGAATTAAGCCCTACTCGCATGAAAGCAATTGAAATACTATTGCGTAAATCTCTAAGTGATTTATCTTCTATACAGCTATCAGGTAACGCTGATGCTCCAGTAGAGATGAAGGTCACATGGCAGAAGTAATCGAGATAGCCTACAAACCCAGAGAACAACAGCTTGCTATCCATGACTTGATGGACAGTAAGCGTTTTGGTGTTGTCGTAGCCCACAGGCGTATGGGAAAGACTGTCTCTGCGATTAACCACTTAATCAAGGATGCAATCCTCAACCAAAAGGAAGCCCCTAGATACGCTTATATAGCCCCTACATACGGACAAGCCAAGCGAGTGGCATGGGACTACCTTGTGAAGTATGCAGAGCCTTTAGGAGGCTCACAGAACATCACAGAATTGAGAGTTGACTTCTGGGGTAGGCGTGTCCAGTTATATGGCTCAGATAACCCTGAGTCTTTGCGTGGTCAGTACTTTGATGGGGTAATCTTAGACGAGATTGGCGATCAAAACCCAAAGATATGGACTGACATTATTCGCCCTGCACTAGCTGACAGAAAAGGCTGGTGCTTATTCATTGGTACACCCAAAGGCCATAATCACTTTAAAGAACTGCGAGACAGGGCTGAGAAGGAGGAAGGTTGGGGTTTACTAGAGTTCAAAGCCTCTGAGACAGGCGTAGTTGACGAGGTAGAGTTAAAGGCTGCTCGTAACGAGATGGGCGAGGATAAGTACCGCCAAGAGTTTGAATGTAGTTTTGACGCTGCTGTAGAGGGTTCGTACTACGGACAAATCCTTAACGAGTTAGAAGACAAGAAGCATATGCAAGAGATTCCTCACGAGGAAATCAGCAGAACTTTTACCGCATGGGACTTGGGTATGGGTGACTCAACATCTATCTGGGTTGCTCAGTTAGTAGGCACAGAGATCAGATTGATCGACTATTACGAGAATCATGGTGTTGGACTAGACCATTATGTGAAGTGGATTAAAGACAACGACTATGTAAAGGCAGAACACATCTTGCCTCATGATGTCCGAGTCAGAGAGTTAGGCACAGGAAAGAGCCGCCTTGAGATGCTTGAGGAGGCAGGATTGCAAGTCAAAATAGCACCCAGAATGAGCCTAGATGATGGTATTCAGGCAGTAAGGCGTATCTTGCCAAGGTGTTGGTTCAATGTGCCAAGGGTACAAACTGGACTCAATTGCCTGAGAAACTACCGCAGAGATTACGATGAGAAGCGTAAGATTTTCTATGAAAGACCACTTCACGATTGGTCAAGTCATGGAAGTGACAGTTTTCGCTACTTAGCCCTTGGACTTGATGAAGGTCACAGCACATGGTCTAAGCCTATTAACCAAGCACCGAAATGGATTGTGTAATGTATGTAGAACGCCAAGGGACTAATTTAGCCCCCAAAGTAAAAGAACTTGAAACTCGACTCGAAATGTTAGAAAATGTGGTAAAAGCATTACAATTGGAAAAGCCCAGAATGGGTCGCCCCCCAAAGGACAAACATGGCACAGAACGAGTTGAAGTCAATACTACAGGCAGAGATTGACGATTCTATCGGCTACATCGAGAGCGAGACTGTAGATCAACGAAAACAGGCTCTACAGGCTTACTTGCGTCAACCTTACGGAAATGAGGTAGAAGGCAAGTCTCAGATCGTTACTGGTGAGGTAGCTGAAGCCATTGATGGCGCATTGCCTAGCCTAGTCCGTATCTTCACAGGCTCTGACAATATCGTGGTTTTTGAGCCACAAGGACCACAAGACGAAGCGTCTGCCAAACAAGCTACCGACTACTGTAACTGGGTTTTTAACCGAGATAACGAAGGTGTAGCAATTCTGCACGACTGGTTTAAAGATGCTTTGCTACAGAAGAACGGCATCGTAAAAGCCTATTGGGAAGACAAAGAGGACATCACTAAAGAGCGTTACTTTAACTTGTCTGATGATGAGTTAGCCATGCTGATGAGCGATGAGAGCATGGAGATTGTCGAGCAAGATACGACAGAGTTCCCGATATTTGACCCAATGGGACAGCCAGTTGTTGACCCTATGGGTATGCCAGTTATGGGTTCGACTCACAATGTCGTAGTCCAAAAGAAAAAGAAATCAGGCAAAGTTCGCATTGAGAATGTACCTCCAGAGGAGTTCTTGATTAGCAAGAAAGCTAGAACGATTGCTGACAGCCCATTCGTAGCACATCGTCAAATGTTGACTCGTAGCACTTTGGTGGCTATGGGTTTCAACAAGAAGCAAGTTGAAGGCTTGCAAATGGACGATGCTCTAGCCTATACGCCTGAGCGTGTGGTTCGTTTCTCTGCGGGTGAGCAGCCTTACCAAGTTCAGACTGATGACCCATCTATGCAAGAGATTGAGGTCTTTGAG